GCTCTGACTTTAATTAAATAGTTATATATATTGTTGACATACTAACTATCCCTTGTTTAAGACAAGGAATATTGAAGGCTGAACCTAAAAATATACTAATCCACCCAGTAGGTGGTTCATATATAATTAGGAGGTAATTCGTCAAATTACCTGACCACCTTCGATAAAGGTTGATTAGTTAACGATGTTTAAGACACCGGCACACTGAATTGTATGCATACTTAATTAGCATTTAAGATGCTATTACACAAAAGGTGTAAATAAATGTTGTATTATCCGAAAATAACACAAGGAGGAGCTTGGAGAAAAGTTAATCCAGCTCCTGTTCCTAAAGCTTCAAGAACATCACCAGTGACGATTTTAGTAATCTTAATAGAATCGGTACCAGCATAAGTATCATTAACGATGAAATCTCGTTCTTTAAAGCATAGATCAGGGTGCTCGAGGATAAAACCAGATTTCTGGTCATCATCAAGCGATGATGAAACTACATTAGTCGATGGAATAATTGGACGTGTAGTATCATCTGCAATTAAGCAAGGCCCTATTCGAATGTGAGTTGCAAGAGGATCTGTAATATTTATACTACGAGTAACTATTTCATTCTTAGAAATGGCTACAAATTGAGTAAAAATATCATCTGCACAGGGCAAAGCATCTACATTCGGAGTTGGTTGAAATGGTTGGCGAGTAGAAATTAATTTCCTATTGGAGTAAAATGGTCTTTCTACTTCTAAGAAATTATTAATTTCATTTTCTACTACCATCTCTCCTGATAGAGGCACTGTGGCAGTAGCAGAAGGAGCGATAGCATAACGACCATCATAACCAAACCCTGGACTTAATAATTTTCCAGAAGGTGTTTCCTTATTAGCCCATGATGGTCCAGTATAATTTGGTACATGAAGTAATCGAGACATCATGTAAGATGGACCAACTGACATCATCTTGTAACGTCTACCACCATATGCAAACCTAAAAATGTTAGCAACAGCCTCATAATTAGATTGCTTAAAACCTTTTAGTGTGTTATTATGTAGAGATAATACAACACCGCCTGGTTCGAGTTGTGGTACACCAGCATTTGTTTGATCGTCACTTAGAGCCATGTATCCTGGAATACGTGAAGATGGGACAGTTGGAGATGTAAATCTATTTGCCAATTCTTTAAGTGAAGTTATATCTTCACCATTACACATGAGAGTGTTATCTTTAGCAGTCTTAGTAGTATTAGGTGTTATTCTAAGACCAGATTCACAATAAAAAGGATCCGCTTCAATTGGAGGATCTGCCAACTGAACATTAACACGAGGAATTGATAATTGGAAATCATCACCAGCGCAAATAGATAAAAGAATAGGTACTTTATCTGCTGCACTACTGAGATACCCCAATTCAGTAATAGCATAAAATCTGAGATATGGGTTGTAGCATTCTCTACTAGCTGTAAAGAAAGGATTACCCGAATCATAAGGGACATTTTTAGATCCTTTAGATACAAAACTTCCTGGTTTTTCATTTCCTATAAGAGAAAATCCAGCATTATTCATATATGGTATTTCAATACTATAATAATTAGAACCACCTTCTTCTCCATCATTACCATTAAGATCTATAATCATTCCATAATTAGTAGATAACAAAGTGTTGATAGAGGTTGGCGTAGCTCCAACATCCAATCTATTGTAAGGATCAAAAATTACAGCAAAACGTCCATAATGAAATTTAGTTTTGATAATTCTTAATCCAATTTTAACTGTACCAGTATACCTACCAAACAAATTACTAGCGTAATCAAAAGTACCCATTTGAATAGGTTTCTTAGCACAATTTTCGATAAAAACACGTTTAGGAAAACAACGTACTTTTCCAAAATAACTAGCATTTTCTGCATCAGTATTCTTATCATAAACTACCTTACCAATAATATTTTCACGCTTCAAAACATATGATAAATCCATTTCGTTATTATCGTATGTAATAGCATCAAATTTTGGTGGTGTAGTATTATAAGAGAGTTTTAAATCTTGTGATTCATTGGAACCTGACATTATATCAGAAGCTGGGATACGTCTAATAATATTACCTGATTCAGCAAAGAATCTAGAATCAGCAACAGAAGGACCTGGAAGAGATAATGGATCAACAGAAGGAAGAACAAGTTCAACATTCTCAAATGAGGCAAATGCTGAGTAACTAACAAAATCAGCTGTAGAAGAACTAAGTGGTGTTTGTAAATTAAAAATTGCAATACCTCCATAACTACCTGGTGTATTAAGCGGTGGGTAACCACTTGACACATTAGTTTGAAATCTATTATAAAAATCATATTGATTAATATATGGTACAGTCATTGATAAACTAGTATCAACGGAATAATCCAATATTTTTGAAGGAAAAGATGTTAATCCTTGCACAGTTAAATTTGAGAAATCAAATGGGAGTTCTTCAATAAGTGGAATATATACCACTAATAGTGAACCACTAACATTTGGAGGACAATTAATTTTAAGTTCAAAATTAATATCTGCTTTAAGAAATGTAAATTGTTTAATTTTATCAGCAACTACGGGGTTCTTGGCAATTAAAACTTCAGGAAAAGTAAAAGTAGTTACTAGACCAGGAATGTTTCCTAGTCCCATAGCATCAAATGTTGATTTATCATAAGAATAAACCATTTCTGTTGTTGTTGAAGTTACTTTACCTGTCTTAATAAGTGTGGGTCGTTCCATAAGGTCCATGAGTTCATGAACAGTTTTGTCAGAATTAACTGTTGACTTGAAACTAGAATCTCCAACTACATTGGAAGATTCATTAGCTGCTATTTCAACAGTGGACATCAATTTAGACTGTGTGTCCTCGACAGTTTGTGACATTTCTTGCGTTGTCACATCGCTTTTATTAATATCGTTTGACATGCTGACGCGTATTAACTTTCCAAGAACTGCGCCTATCCAGGGAAAGCTTGGGACATTAGGAGATGCAGGGCTGCTGCGGCTCTCCATCCTTAAATAAGGACGCCTTTATGAATATGTAGCAATACTTAGTAACTTTCCAGTCCCTAATCGTTATTAAGCAAGATCACACATATTCGTAGTTGAAAACTTATTGTCTTCGTTGAAGGGCGAAGAATGATTCATATTCTTCATATAAAGGAAATCTTAAATTCAATTTAACTTTCTTAAAAGTTTCCCTCAATAATTGTACTTCGTGCTCATATTGATTTTTGCCATGTAAAGCAAATTCCATTAAAGCATTCTGTACATTTTCTTGGGTGGCAGTACGTATTTGTTTACCACGTACCCAATTACACATATCTCGAATTGTATCAATCAAGAGTGGTGCTGTAAAAACCCCGCTCTCATTCTTTACGAATTTTCGTTTAAGAAAATTAACATCTCCTAAACTGCGATATGGTATACAGAGTCCACTCTTAGCTTCATCTGTGTAAGTTAAGCCAAAAGTGCTTAATTGTTTCGTTATTGTAACTTGATTATACCAGTCAATAACAGTGGGTGAGATATTCAAAACATTATCATCACCATATGTAGCCATAGATACATGATCAGTGAAATCACACATGAGTGGTAAATCTTCTTCTCTTTTAGCTAATAAATAGGCCATTCGCATAACAATTTGATTAAATATAGAATTAATAATTACAGTAAGAGGGTTTCCAGAAGGTTGTGCATGTGTTTTCTGTAGAAGTATTCCATCTACTGAAACAACACTATTAACAATTTCTTCAAATAAAACGTTTCTTACTCTAGCATTCTCATCACCATCATTGTACCATTGGTTAATGATATCGCAAATTTTCCATAAAATTTCTTGATGTAAGGAACCATCAAAATTAGAAAAATCACCGGCAATAACATGGTTACCATATCTTGATAGTTTAATGCCTAATTTATTCCAATCATTGGAATATACATTAGTTCCAACGCAAACTTCATTACTTATTCGATTGCGCATAACGCTTTCTATAAATCCTAAGAAGTATTGTCGAACTGCTAAAGTATAATCCATTGGACCAGCTTCAAAAACACGAGTTTTACCTTGTTCAACTTTTGCAATAGGTCGTCTCTCATCTTTCAATGTTGAGACAAAAACAACTTCTGATCGCTTATTATCTTTAGCATTATTAATAAGTGTTTCTACAGCAGTTTTAAGTTCAATATTTGAACAATCCCATTCATCTCCTTGACCTAACCATTCGCGTTTACCAGTTGAAGTATTTTTCTTAAAAACCCACGGGAAACCAGCTGAGGAAATTCTATTTACACTATGTGCAAAATCATAATTTTCCACACCCATGATAGATTCTTCGTAAGTCAATATTCGTGTTATATCTTCAGGAGAATGTTTAAATTGATCAAAAACGTCATTAGCTGCAATATTTAGAATATCATTATCTAATAAAGGTTGAATAGTAAATGCCTTACAAATTCCTTTCTTCAATGGATCTACTAATTTATTATCTAACATAATTGGTTTAAGATATGCAGGTTTAGTTTCTGTTTCATATATCATATTATGAATGAGTGATGGATTTAATTCAGTTTTAACTGGATGAGGCAAAGTTTTGCTTAATCCTACACTTAAATAATCTCCAGGAACATCCAACCCAACACTTGAAAGTATTGGATTTACATGTACTGTCTCATTAGCAATTTGGCAATCAAAAGAACCTTTAACAAATTTTCTATCATCTATAACGATTTTATTAAATTTATCAAGATTTCTAGTAACCATTTCTTTAGATAAAATTAAACCCATACCTTCTCGCTTATTACCTGCAATGTGAAAACTTATAATTCTTCCACGCATATTAGTATCTCGAGAAAATAATAAACTACCACAATCACCAGGTGCTGTAGCAGCTTCATATAAGACAGCTACTGCTGTTGTATAACATATTTCTTTACCATCAGTAGCTAAGTAGTGATTCTTCTTTAAAGCAATATGAGCATTTTTGATATGATGATTACATAATGTTAAAGCGCTCGAATTAAATTCTCGTAAACCTGCTAAAATAGAATCTCCCTCTACTACCTTATCTAATTCATTTGCATTTGCAAATAAATTGACAATAGAAGGATAACTAGATACTCGCAAGGGCATAGCAATCATCACACAATCAACTAACTGACCACTTTTATCATCTAACTGCATAACAGTACACTCTTTTAAACGAAAAGTAGAACTAACCTGACGGAATGGATTTCTCAACATAAATTCTTGATTTTCTTGTTTTAAGATAAACCAGTACATATGATGAGGCACAAGTAAAATTCTTCCTTGAACAAAAACACCATTAACACTGCTGTTAATTTTATTTCCATTCTCGAATCGAATACAACTAATGCGAACGCAATTGCGTGATATACACTTATTGTATTGTTCTTGAAAACATTGATCTTTATTAACCATGCCTTGACATGTCATAAGACTACCAGTAGCATCATTAGTAATATTTCCATCACCTTCTTCGAGGATATCATAATCACTATCCATCAACATAATTGTTTCATCATTAGCTACTTTAACTAATTCTTTCACTTTAGATGTCATATCTTCTGATATGAGTACATTCTTGGATTTACCTCTAGTTGAAGGATCTCCACTAGAAATTTCAGTAACCATAGTTGTTGATTTATTCTTTGTGACATTATCCCCACTAGATATCTCAGTAATCATAGGTGAAATATTTTTACGAGTGATATTATCACCACTAGAAATTTCAGTAATCATTGAAACATTTTTGCGAGTAACATTATCTCCACTAGAAATTTCACATCTAGTTTGACAAGCATCAACAGTATGAATCTTGTTCAATATTGTTTCATCACGAGTTGTTAACTTTTGTGATTCTTGCAATAATTTAATCTTACGATTCAAATTATTATCTCGCATATTAGAAAGTACTTTTTCAGCTTCCATAAGTGTAGTTAAGTATTTAAGTAAATCTTCATCTTTAGATAAAATATTAAGTGTATCATATAAATGTGAAGCAATTTTACACTTATCATCTAACATATCTACTCGAGAGATATATGGTCGAAGAAGCTTACAATTTTCGCACATGCATGAAGTTGGTGTAACTAATTCTTCAATCATTTTAATATCATAAAGAGGACAAGATACGTTTATATCTTGTTTCTTCCCACGTATATAAACACCAGTCATAACTACACCAATAATACTTGTTACTCCAAGCATAATTGATGAAATATTTTCAAAAACTGAATCTACCATTTCTCTCAAATTAATTTGAGTTCTAATTTTGGTGATAAATGCACTAATTTTTTGTTTAATCTGTGAGAATCTTGATGAGAATTTTTGAGTTGGGAAATCAAATATACTTGGAATTTTCTCTTTAATATTTGAAACATCACATAAATTAGATAACACATTCTCTGCGCGTTTGCGTAGAGAATATAATTTTTGTCTCCATGTGGGATTCTCTTGTTCTAATACCAGTTCAACAATTTCATCTGTAGGTGAATATGTGACATAACTTTCTGCTTGCATATCATCATCACCAATAGTAGGTACAAATGGAGCTTTTCCATGCATACTTTTAATAGCTCTAGAACTTGGTATAGAATTTTGCGTTTTTGCAATTTTACTAGCACGAGCTAAACCAGCATTGGCTTTCGATAATGGTATCTCTCCAGCTAATATTTTGAGATGACTTTGTCTATCAATATTTCCAGCTCGGTGGGCATCAATTTTATCACACAAGTAATTAATAAATACATCAAATGAGTTTTCATCATTAGTTTTAGTATGAGTAATTCTTTG